TTTGCAAATTCTTTAAAACAAGCATAATTAATTACTACATTTCTTAAATCTGAATCATCATCTATTTTTGTATGATCTATAAAGTAATAATATCCATCTTCTGATCCTGATGGTTCAGGTAGTATCTTTATTACTGCATTATCATTCCACCAAACAGGATGTGTACTTGTAGCTTTTTTTAAACTACTAGAATCTGCTGCCCATTTAGATTCTGATATAGGAATTTGTTTACAAGAATATCCATTTCTTTGAACTTCTGTAATTGTATCTATATCTACTGCTACACCAGATCCACCAGTGAATGTAGAAGATTGATTTTGGGCAAATAATAATAAATTTTTTGGAATATTCGCTACTATAAATTTTTGTGCAGATACTATAAAATTAGCATCCGCTGTAGTAACTCCAGTTATTCCTTGTATTTCACTTGCTATTGTTGTTGTTGCCATATTTTACTTTTATATACAGGGGAGCCGAAACTCCCCCATATATTGTTATGTACCATTTAGACTGCTTTAACTATCAATACATTTAAAGTACAGGAAGCTAAATCAATAGCTCCGCCAGTATTGTTAGCTAAGATAGCTGTAACAGTATCAGCTGCTGTAACCTCAGCGCTTAATACTAAGTCTAAAATATCAGCGCTTAAACTTGACAATACAAAATCACCAAGTTCTGCTCCATCTACAGTTAACTCTTTTGCTTCTTCATCGCCATCGGCTATTGAACCAGCATCCCAAGTAATTGAACCAGAAAGAACATCGCTAAATTTCTCAAGACTATTGCCATCTTTATTCTGACCATATAAAGGTATTCCCATGTTTTACCCCCTATTTCCAGACAGCATGTGCTTCGGGCATCCGAAACTCCATACCGGCTTCAGTTTGAATTAAATCAACCCTACGGTCAACACCACTATTCTCAAGAGTTTGAACTCCAACGTATACTGCAGTATCACGATTCAATCCATTACCTACCAATGGTCGGTATGCACATTGAGCCATATTCATAGCAAGTATCTTAACTGGAGATCCATCAAGATGAACATTACGAACAAGATTCATAACACCATAAGGAGTATAAACTTGTGTAACATCTAATCCATAGACACCCTTACGACCTGCAATTTGGAAATCAGCTCTTCCAGCTCCGTCACTTACACCAGCAACTTTCTGTACATTAGCTGAAAAGTATCCACTTAGTTTATGCATCCAATTGTAAGTATCAGTTGAACACATGAACAATGTAGCATTTGCATTGTTGTAACGAGGATCTAAGAATTGAGACATATCATCAAGAAAGTCATCTTGAGACTTTGTACCAGTTCCACCAATACCAGAACCACTAAAGATATTACCATAATTAGTAACAAAACTGATTGCACCTTCTGTATATTGAACGCCATCTACTTCTGCTTGAGAACCAAATAACAACGCTGTTTCAATGTCATACTTATGCTCAATTAACTTTGTTCTCCAAATTCTTGCAAATTCGTTAGGTTCATACTTAAGAACAGTTGCTCTTGTAGTATTATCCATTGCCATTGCAGTTTTAAAGATCTGAGTTAATCCTACAGCACTTGAGTAAGGTTGATCTTTCCAAGATTCTGGGTATCCAGATCCTTGAGAATGAGCAGTTCCTACAACGTAAGATCTTTTATCTTCTAATTGAGTAGCGATTGTTCTATCATGCACTGCTTCATCACCAGCAACACCGCCTGGAGAAAAGTTATCAGTTAAGAAAGAAGCTAATTCATTACCTGCGCTATCAAACTTAACAATCTTACCAGAAAGTTTTACACATTCTTTACTATCTTTAGTCAGAGAATCGAGAACACTATCAACTTTCATTAAATGATAACCTGCTATTGCTCCACCACCTCCAGTTGCTGAAATTGGAATTTTAACTACTTGACCGGGTAGGAAAAAAGTAGGTCTTGTTCCACTTGCACCAACATCAACTTTAGTAGCTGATTGACCATGAATACTAGTAATATTACCAGCAGATTTATAATCTGAAGCCATGTAAAGTTCAACAGATTGACCAGTTGCTGTTACAGCTGCTCCTGCGTCTGATCTATCTAACTCTGCGTTTGCAAACTCATCAGATCCATTAGAAACGAATCCCATGATGTATGCATATCTTTTATGATACGAATGTCTTTGTTCAGTAAATTTGAACTGAGGATCATCCGTAGGTTTTTTTGCGACTTGTGATACAAATCGGAAGAAAGGGTCTTGCGCTATTGATAGTTCAGAAATCCTATCCCCAAAGTTATATCGCCGCCTGAGATCTCCTGTGCCGGGTACAGATGTTCCACTGTGTCCAGCGTCTGGAGACGCTCCATATGTTTCCATTCCGAAAACATCAGCCATAATTGCCTCACTTTTGGTTTACGGCTGACAGTATATTATTTTAGATACTGAAAGCCTTTTCTATTTCACTACCAGAACCTAAAATTGTATCAAAAACTCTATCATCAGATGACTTCTCAACTGGTATGCTTCCTTGTGTTGCAAGTGTAGCGGGTTGTTGTTGAACTTCTCTCATCTTATTATGAATCTCTTGTCTAGCGTTATCAGCTATCTGCACATCCCTATTCTTACGATTCATTAAGTAATATATATCTTCAAGTTCTAAAGACTTAGACTTTGCAAATTCAGTAAAATTCCTCCATTCATCCTCAGACATATCCATCTTTTGTTTGAATTGAGCCTCTTTAGCCATTTTTGCATTTTCTTGCTTTTGACTTTGTAAGACATTAGAAAGACGACGTTGGACTACTCCATCAATCGTTGCTCCTAATACTTTTGCAGAATCAGAATCGGGTTTGCCGAAAGCCTCTTCAGCATCGAAAACAAAATCTTCATCTAGATTTAATTGTTGATTCAATGTTTCAGGGGTCTGGCCTCCACCCTCAAAGTAATTTCTAACATGAGAAATTAAATTAGGGTCTTCTCGCATAGCATCTAGTATAGGCATATAAGGTTCTAATTCTTTTAACTTAGAATTAAGTCTCTTTGCTTCTCTACTAGAATCACTATACCTTTTTTGTAAAGTATCCAAATTATTATCTGGTACTTCATTCTGAACTTCTACATTAGGGCTCGTCTGCGTGTTACCGCTTTGTTCCGAGGTTGGTTGCGAAGGTTCTAATATGCCACCATTGACTTGATTATCTAAAGATTCAAAGAAATCATTAGAAGACATTCCCATGACGGCATCTTGTACGCTGTTACTTTCGGGGGCCTGATTGGCGTTACCTACTTGTTCTGACATACTTTCTCCTATTTTAAGGTTGTTTTAATTTAGCAGTTATAAAATCTAAAATGCAAGTGCTAAGATTGCTCGTTATCACTTACATCTTCTCTCGTTGATTTCATATCAGACTGCATTTGATCTCTCATTTTCTGAAACTCAACTTTTAACATTCCTCTAAGAAGTTTTTGTTGTGCTTCAGTTTGGAGAACATCTTTTCGTATTTCGTTGTTAGCATCTCCTACTTTCATCTTAATACCTGCTTGTACTAATTGACGTTGTAGTGTTTCTATTGTACCATCTCTTTCTTTTACTAATTCTTGTACAGATTGTAATTGACCTTGCATTTGTGAAAGCATAGATTTCCTTTCAATAATTTTTTCTTTATTTCGTATATCTGTTTCTGATAACATAGCAATATCATCAATTAATCCAGATTGATACCATCTAAAGTATTCTTCTAATAATGCCCATCTATTTAATGGTAGAGTTGCACCAGCAATAATTCTTACATCGAATCTTGCAGTTGCATAATCTTTATATTTACCTATTGCTTTTCCATAATCATTATATAGATTTACATTAATTCTTACTTCTTTTTCTTTTTGATCTCCACCTTCAGGTTGAACAATCCTAAATACTTTTTCTATTGTATAATGTTTTTGAGCCATCATTTTAAACACACGACCTACATGCTCTAAAGCTGGTTCAGCAATACTATTCATCCATGCTTTTAATCTTCTTGTTCCAAATTCATCATTTGCAAGTAATCCTCTATATGTTTCCGCTTGATCTTGAGAGAATCCCATCATTGCAGAAGGTACACCACTAATGTATTCTGCATCTGTTTTACCTTGTTGCACAACTGTAAAAAAAGCATTGTTAATAGGTGCTGGTTGTATTGGTGTGGGAGGGGAAAATCCTTGTCTATATTTTAGCAATGCGCCTGGTGCTGAAGAATACTTTTCCCATTCATCTTCGGGTACAGACCCTTCTTCATACATCCATCTAAGATTAGAAGAAAGGTTTGCATTGTGTAACATTATTTGATGTGCTTTATTTATTTCTTGTTGTTTACCTATTAATGGAGTTACAGCACTCATAGCATAAGGTGTTCCTGTGTACATATAAGGCATAGGAATTATTGGATATTCACTAATAGGTATTGTTTGTTCAAATAAAAATGTATCGTCTCCTACACTACAAGTTTTAATTATTCTATTTTCATAAAATTCTACAGAATCAATTATATTTTTTTTAAAGTTTTTATCTTGTTGAAATTGTAAAAATTGTGCTTCAGACATTACTTGTTCTTTAACAATAGTAGCTTCTTCTCTTGCTTGAGATATAAGTTCCATTTCTTTTTCTTGTATACCTTGAGCAGCCATTCTTTGAGAGTTTTCTATCATTAACTTGCCTCTTTCTGGAATAACTTCTCCAGATTGAACTTGTTGTTCTACTTGCAATTGTTTTTCTATTAATTGAACTTCTATTTCTTGTTTAAATGCTTCTAATTGATCTTGAACTTGTTCTTTTAACATTAAAAGTTCTGCTTCTGTAGGTTCAACTTTTATATACACATTTCTATATTTAAATTTTTTCTTACTATATGTTTCGTAGTATGGAATTATATCTTCATCTTCAGCATCCATATTTACACCATATGTTAAATCTTCAGGTTGTATGCTATCTGTAAACTCTGCATCTCTTTGAGAATAAGAAACAACATCGCTTCCTTTAGTTACTTTTTTTATTTTAGTTTCAAATTGAGGTAACATATTGATTAATCTTGCTCTAGATATATTCTTTCGTATTTGAATAAATGTTGCATCTCTGAATAAAAAATCTCTACTAGCAGGATCTACAAATACATCATATGGATCAAGTCTATTAAATCTAACTTCACCCATTCCACGATCTGCATCTTTATCAATATCTATAAGAAAAAAACCTAATCCTTTTGTAAGAGAATCTAAAACAACTTGACTATACAATGATTTACCACAAGATAAATACCAACAATAATCTGCTATGTCTGAATGAACTTGAGCTACATCAGCATCATCACCAGTTGCTCCTACAGCTTTCCATTTAGGATTATTAGCAGTAACAAAGTATTTCATTATTTCTATAATAGGAGTTATTCTATTTATAGTAAATGTTGGCATACCAGATTCTTCTAACATAGTTTGTTCGTCTTTGGTTAATTGCTCATTAAGATAAAAATCATATCCTTTTTGACTAACTGTTTGCCATCTTTGTCTATGGGAATTGTTTGCTTTATCCCATATTTGTTTATTTACTTGCGCTTTAGATTTTTTTGTTACTCTTGCCATTTTAGTCTCTTATCTCCACATGAACTAAATCATCAAAATTATTATCGTGTATATCCCCATCACTATCCCAGTCGCCGCCCCAACGAATTTTTAATCCCATTGCTTTACCAAGACCTCTTAACATTCCACCCATATAGTGAAACATTTCTCTATCATCCCAATTAATCGGGTAAGGAGCGAGATCAACAGCTTTTCCTTGTATGTGTTTGGAATACTTAGTTTTAGTTTTCCCTTGTGCTAATAATTCCTGTTGCCGCTCCTTACTCCTCAATCCTTCAATAATAGTAACATCCATAATTTTAATAAGTTCATTTAAAACATTAACAAGTCTAGGGTCTACACCTTTTAACCTTTGCCTACTTCTCTTACCAAATTTATACATTAATATCTCTTTTTGGATTTAGGTTTGGATTTTTTTGATGCTTTCTTTTTTTTGGTCATTGACTTTTTACCATGTTTCATTTTGTACTCCTTTTATGATACTAACCAACTTTTTGCTTTTCTTTTTGGCTTAAACCAAGTTCTTTTTTCTTTATCCTTTTTCATATTTGGAGGAAAAGAATGTATTTGTGCGTAATAAAGGCTCTCAATTGTATCATCGTGAGCCATTTTAGGGCCGAAAGTAAGTATTTCGTTAATTAAATCAAACATATTTCTTCGTAAATGTACTGTTCCTGTACTAAAACGAGCCGAAAGTCCAGAATATATGCGATTTCTTTTTTGTGTTCCGCCAGGTTTTTGTGGAATAACAGATATATCAAATTTATTTAGTCGTCTTCTTTCATCGTTTAATGCTTGGAATATACTTCTATTCATTGCAACATCTTCTACAGTAGATGACATACAATTGTATTTTTGATGAAGTTCTAGGATTATATCCACAACTCCTTTCTTTCCAAATAGTTCACCAGTCTCAGGATTCTTAGATCCAATCGTAGGAATACTTCTATGCCTTTCATATTCCAATACATATAACTCATTATTCGCATCTATCCCTATAACTGTTATTACAGAAAAGTCACTATGTTTTGTATCAATATCTGTTGCTGGGTCGCAACCAATGAATGTATTAACAGGAATATCAGACCCGTCTTTAATAATATAATTAACACCATCTTCATGTTTAAAATATCCTTCCCAATATCTTATATGTTCTCTTCTCCATATTGCATCTTCTTCCGATTGGACTTCCATCATATACTCTTGATAAAATTTTTGAGGTTGACCTGAATCAGCATAAAACTTTTTCTTTTCTTTGATCTTAGAATATGGAAACCATCCTTCCCATAATGGAGTTTTTTCGTCTATTAATGCTTTGTATGTAATTACTTTCCAAGCAAATTCTTTTTTATCTTTTTTAGCTTTAGCATATTTATTTAATAAATTGTTTATAAAAGAATCATAATGAACAGGAGTACCATTAACTCTAAGACGACCAGTGTGAGGTTCAATAGCAGGGTAAACAACAGCAGTAACAAGGTTAGCATTTTTATCTCTGGCTTCTTTGGTAATTGTATTTGCTTCGTGTTCAAAGTCATCGAGTACAATGAGGTCGTATCTTTTGTGTAGTTTTGCACCTCCTCTAATTCCTGCAACATTGCTTTTACTAATAAGTTTACATCCATTAGAAAGTTCTATATCTTCTTCTGTCCATTTTCTTCCTTTCATTTGTCCAAAATAATATTTAATTGAATCGTTATTTTCTAAGTGATATTTAATATAATCCATATTACCTACACTTAATTTTTGGGTAGCGGATACCCATGCATAAAATAAAAAGTTTTCTTTTTTAGCAAAAACAAAATCTTTAATAATAGATGCTTTTGTTAAAACTGTTTTGCCATGTCCTCTAGGTACAATAATTGCAGTTTGTTTTACATTTCTGTCATCTATTGCATCTGCTATTTCGTAATGAAAGAATGGAGTTTCACTACGCATAAAATCATCTGGTAAAAATAATTTACCAAACGATATAAGATCTTTATATGCTAATTGTAATGCTTCTTCAGCTTTGTTTACGTTCCGTTTGTTTATATTTGTCATCTAAATACTTTTCTAACTTTTTAGCTTGTTTTGTCATATCTACAAAATCATTAAATACAACTTCAAATCTTTGTAATCTATCTGCTATAAAAAGAATTGTTTTTTCTAAATCATTTATTTTTCTTTTTAAATCATGTTTTGTTAAAGGTTTTTTAGATTTCATGTTGTTTCCATTTTTTCAGGTATAGGTAACATCTCTATTATTTTTCTCATTCTTAATATATTGCAATATGTTTTTGAAGACATACTATAAAGATTAAATTCTTTTCTAACTTTTTTATTTAAATCTTTAAGCATAACAATAGCTTCATCTAATTCCATTTCATCTGGAACGTTATCTAAAAAATGTTTATCATCTCTTTTTAACATAATCTTCTCTTAAATATGTTAAGTATTTACATGCTGTTTCTGGATTAAATATTGTTGTAATTAATCTATTGTCATCGTCTTCATATCTAGGATCTATAATTGTAACAGGACAATTAAATATATTTTTATCGTCTAGACCTAATTTATCTGCATAACTATCCATAATTTTAAATGATGCTACTTGCAATGCATGACTAATTAATCCACTAGAAGGACTTTTAACAACTTGGTATCCAGATACATGAGTATGTCCACAAGTAAGCACATTGTCACTCCATCCCATTTGAGCTGCTTTTGCTACACCATGAGCAGTATTCCAAATGCTATTTCCTTTAAATGTATGTCTAGCATTAATAGTAATTTCTTTACCACTAGGAAATACAAGTCTCATTCTTGCTCCCCATTTTTCATATAGACCTTGATGATCTCTCATAATAAAATCTAATGGATCACCATCGCCTGACCAAACATCGTGATTACCTGCTACTAAATATAACCAATTTAATTTATTTACAAAGTATTCAGTAAGTCTCCATGATTCTTTAGCACTTGTAGATTGTTGTCCGTATAATGCAGATAATCTTCCTATCCAATTGTTTTGTATATCACCAAGATTACCAGCAAACATTCCTTTTGTATTATTAATTAAAGTCATATAGTGAATAATCTGAGATAAATCTGTACCATCATCATCTACATGAGGATCACCAAAATGTGCAATTCCTATTGGGCCATCCATGTTTATGTCAATTCTTACAAGTTTTCTATTTTCTTTAGATGTCTTTTTTTGTTTGTATTGTTTTTTTCTAAAATTAATAAGGTCTTCTATTGGAATTGTATCGGGATCTCTTTCTTCTACTTTAAATGGACTTTTTTCTAATATAGTGGGTCTAACTGTTTTTCTACCACATGCCATACATTTCCATTGTTGTTTTTTAGAATTAGCTCTATATAAGAATCCACTTTTATGTATATTTCTAGAACCGCAATGATAACAACATATAATATTTCCATCGTTATCTTTTACAATTCCTTGAGTTACGCCCATTTTATTCCTCGGATTTTATTTGTTTTGTTTCAATAGGCAATTCATTTCTTTTAGCACCTTCTAATTGTTCAGGAGAAAACCCTTCAAACATACCTATTAATCCTACCTCTTTTTGTTTAATAGTATTATTAGATGTACCTATGACTTTACCTAATTCTTTTGTTGATTGTAATATAATATTATCATCTTCACTATAATCTGCAAGATGTTTTAATTTACTAAGAATATACTCATGGTCTATCCCTAATCCTTTTGCAACATCTAATACAGACTTTTGTATTTCTTCCATAACTCTTTCCTGTTTTAAAAGTACGGTTGCTTTTTTTCTTGCTTTTTGTTCTGAAATTTCTTTGTAAGCATTTTTATATGCTTCAACAGCTCCCATTCCTATCACTACATTTGTAGCAAATTGCTTTTCTTTATTTGTAACTTTTTTTCTATTGCGAAAATTATCCGCAGTATTCTTTATTTTTGTAGAAAATGTATATCTATTAGGATGATTGTTAAAATCTGTATCCATTTTTGTACTAAGTTTATTAATAAAACTACCTACTACAGTTCTAACCCATCCGTTTGCATAGTTATAATTTTTTGTATCTGAATGATGATTAACATTTGTTTTAACTTTTAACAATTGCACAATTCTATTATCATCACTTATAACCCAATCACCTTCTTCTGCTTTTCGCCAATCTGGATGCACTATTGTATTTGGATATGTCTCTCTAAATTCGTCTATGTCTTCATAGACATAATGTTCTACATTTTTGATTTTTCTTTTTTCTGCCATTTAAATTGATGTTCAGTTAATAACATAACTTGAGCAGATAAACTATCTATTAATTCGTCTACTTCTCTGGGTACAAGGTATACTTTATTGTCTATTTCTACAGGAACTAAATCCTGTGATAATTTACTCAGTATTTTTTCTTGTTCTGAGACTGTTAAGTTTGATAAACCTTCTATTACTTCAGACATTTTTAATTACACCTTTTATTTATCCCGACCCAACCACCCATTAATTTAAACTATAATACAACTTAATACAAGTAGTTACCCCAGTTATTTAGTAGAAAAATTGTATGATTTTGATATGTAACCTTTTTCCCATTATATACCCCCTATATGGGGGTTTTCGTAAATAACTTTTACGTTATTTTCTATTTTAATTATTATTATAATAATTTATTTAATTAGTCAATAAAAAGGAGAAACATTATGGCTAGAGAAATAGAAGCGCTTACAACATACGAAGACTACAAGAATCAAGCTAAGAGTCTTAAGACTATTGCATTTCATAAGTTCAGAACTGCTGATGTGCGCAGAGGTTGGGATTCTTTTACTAAGCAACAGTCTAAGAGTAAGAATGATATTAAGAGAGAACTACAAATGGATCTAGAATTTCTAAATACATTGTGTATGTCTGATGGTCATCCTTCGTTGTTAGCAGAAGAAGAAGAAGTAGTTATACCAGCTTTGGCTTGGGAAGAGTAGGCTTTATGCCTACTTTTTCTTAGCTAATTGCTATTATTAACTGTCGATAGAGTGTGGTATGTGTAGCAAGAATATATTTCCTCTATATATACTACATTCTACGATAACTTGGGTATAAACAATCAAAGGAGCATAAAATGACAAAAACAAGAACTTGCAAAGGATGTAATACTAGTATGAACTTATCAGAGTTTGCTAAAACTGGTATGTTTGACAAGTCAGGTAATCCTTACAGAAGATACTATTGTACAAAGCATGGGTGTTATTGGGATCACAAAAAGAAAACACCTAATGGAAGAATGGAGAAAGCTAGAAAGATAAAAGAATATAAAGAACAATTGAGCTGTGGAAGTTGTGGTTATTCTCACAAATCAAGAGGGAAAAAGTTTTCTACTTGGGCATTACAATTTCATCATCACGATCATACAAAAGAAGCTAATGTTGGTAATATGATTAGTAATGGTTTTGGACTTAAAAAGATATTTGATGAGATCAAAAAGTGTATTGTCCTTTGTGCTAATTGCCACATGGAATTACATGGACATCAAAATTATTAAACTTAACAGGCACTGTTCCCTTCTACTCACAACTACAATATGTGTAGGATATAGACTCCGCATCGTCTATGAAAGCAGTGCCTAAATTATTACTAGTAACAGCTATTAGTGTGAAGTGTATAGTGATGCTAATAGTTGACACCTATTTCTTAGTAGCGTCGTTTAACGAGTGAAAAGTATAGAGTGATGGATGTAGACTATACCATAAAGGAAAGTATAGCGACGGCTATTAGGGAATGTATTTGAAAATACACTCGAAACCTTGTTAACACTTGGATATAAATAAAAATCCTATCGGTAGGTGCTTTCCTTTAAAAATTTGCCTATCTAACGCAACAGTTGTTTATTTGCTCCATTCAACTGTGGCTCCGTTACGATCCGTTGGAGTCGGATGTAGGCAAAAATTTTAAACTAAACAAAAGGATAAATAATGAATAATCTTACAAAAGAAGAAGCAAAATATGTATATGATATATTAATAGAAAAAAGAAATAAACTTGAAAATACAGATAGTTTTTTTGTACTTGGAGTATCTTTAATCAATCAAAAAGAATTTAATATGGTTAATAAAATAATGACTAAGATCTATGAAAGTTATACTATTGGAATAGGAAAGGAGAAATAATGTTAAAAGTAAAAACAAAAGATGAACTAATAATTGCACTAGAAAAAGAATTGAGCATGAAAGAGTATCTTATGAGAAACTATGAAGAAAACAAAACACTTGTAGACGTATGCACAGGTAGAATAGAATCTCTTAAGTTTGCTCTTGGGTTCGACGAACTAAACAAAGAGGAGAAGTAAAATGGTAACACAAACAAGTAAACAAGCATACAAAGAAATAAATGAAGAAGGTGTATCATATACACAAAAACACAATATTATGAAAGTTGTAACAGAGCATTATAATATACATAGCAAAGGTATGTCTCTTCGTGAGATATGTGCTATAACAGAATATGAAATTAATGCAGTAAGTGGTAGAGTAAATGATCTCAAGAGAGATGGTAAACTAACTACATTTGACAAAAAGAAATGTCCTTATTCAAAGAGAACAGTCAATGCTATTGTTCCTGTTGATGAAGTAGATGGTATGCAGAAAGATGCGGAAGGTAAGATAAAACTATTGCTTACCTTGTATGGGTATAAAGATATAGAATTTAGAACACATGAGTTTAAAAGATCTCTGGTTGTAGGTTACTTTGAACCTATAGCAAAAGGAGATATAGCAAGAGTATCAAACAATACATTTAACGTAATAGAAGAAATGTCAGTATGGGATGATGATGCTGGCAGAAAGTATTGGTATATAATAAAAGAAAAGGAGTTATAATGGAATTTTTTCTATCGAATAATGATAACATAGCATGTGGAACTTTTTATCAAGGTGAAATAGATCTAATACCAAAAAATGTTGTTAAAACATTTGGTAAACCAAATATAGGAGACGAATACAAAGTATCTGGAGAATATGCATTTGTTAATGGTAATAAAGTTTTCACATTGTATGATTGGAAATGGACTACATTGTATGATGAAAGCAATCCTTTTACACCAAAAGGTTTGTGGATGTTAGATAAACCATTGAGATTTAACATTGGTGGAAATAAAAGAAGTGCAGAACATTTGAGTAAATTCAAGTTATATTTGAATTCAACTGTTGATAGTAAATGTTAATATTGTTAAATTTAGAGTACATAAGGAGAGACTATGGATATAATACAATCATACAATAAATATCTATCAGAAATTAATAATGATAGACAAGCAGAAAGAGAAAATGAAGAGTTTCATGCTTCTTCTGCTGGTAGTTGTTACAGAAAACAAATGTACTCTTTCTTTGGATATGAGACAAAGGGCCTTGATGATAAATCGTTGAGGCTCTTACGTCTTGGTACAATTGTACATGAAGACTTAGAAAAAGCAATGTCTAAAATACAAGATGACAATCCTCAGAGAGATATATATATTGAAGAAAAAGTATCTATACCTGAATTTAATGTTGTAGGAACATTTGATCTAGGTGAAAGAAGACATAATGTATTTGATATATATGATTACAAAACTGTTGCAGCTTACAAATGGACAACAAAGTTTGGTCGGAAAGACAACCGAGTCAAAACAACAGACAGAAACTATAAGTTACAGTTGGGTACTTATGGTCTTGCAATATCACAAAATCCAAAAATAGAAAAAGTAAATCTTTTTCTTATCTGGTACAATAAGAATACTTCTATGATGAAAGAACAACTTGTTAATCGTTCTTACATTGAAGAAGCAAAAGAATATTGGGAAGATACGAATGACATACTTGATGAGTTTGGGGAAGAGTTTCATCTTGCTGATGAATTAGAACCAGGCGTAGGATACGGAACACCTTTTGAAGATTGGGAATGTAGATATTGTAGTTATAGTGACGTCTGTCCAACACCAATAAAATAAACAAAGGATAACAATGAGTAATAACACACAGATAATAGTAGATGAATCTACGTTATCAACAACAAACGAAATAAGAAAAGCAATCACACAAAAACACAAGAAAGTATCTTTTACTCCTACTCCTGCTCCTTTTGTCAAACAAAGACAAGGACAGGACTATGTAGAGATTGGATACATGAGAGAAATTGCAGATAAAGAATATGCAGGTTGGTCTTGGGAAATTGTAAAGACGGAAAACTTAGGTAGTGCTGCCTATGTAGTGCATGGTAGATTGAAGTGGTATGATGAAGGTATATGGCGAACTGGAGATATGGTAGCAGCTCATAGAATACAGACTAAGAGAGGCACTGGAGATTTCGTAGATATAGGTAATGACATCAAAGCTGCTAATACAGATTGTATGAAAAAAGCAATGAATATGTATTTGAATATTGCAGATGACGTATACAGAAATCAGATTGAAGATCTTGAATTATCAGATGAAATGAAAAATGAGATTCTTGTAGTAGCATCTGAGATAAGTGAATCAAAAATGGAACAGATACATAAACTAATCAAAGACCAGAAACTAAATACATCGAACTACAATGGTTCGTTGTCTAAACTAAAAAGAGAGAGAGATAAACTAAATGAAAAGGATACATCAAAATAATGATTATTTATTGGTAGAAGGTGAAGTGTATGCTGTGGGTACTTCTGATGGGCGTGAGTTCAGTCAGATGATATTCACTGGTAGAAAGCAATTCAACGGAAAACCAATGATGACATTCAAAACACTACAAACTGGTAAGACACTTGTGGTAAATCCTTCGTTTCATACATTCAGTATGCAAGAAGATCCACATCCATTGCCAGAAGAACTAAAATCTCAAGTAGATGTACATATACAAAATAAAATAAAAGGAGACCATCAATGGGAAAGGTAAAACAGTCTGATATTGACAGACTAAAAGAAAGCGGTAAGCTATCAGCTTCTGCTGTAAAAGAGTTGAAGAATAGTAATTCTATATCAACTAAAAGAACAACAGTAAAGAGATATATCAAAACTGCTAATGGTACTTATGTAATCCCAAGCCTCTACTTTCGTGGAGGCAAAGGACTAGAACCATCAAAAGAAATGATAAAGTTTCAAACTGAATACGATAAACTATTAACTAAATACACAACTACAACTAACAAATAAGGAGAACAGAATGGCAAAAACACTAGAAGGTGTATTGTTTGACAGTAAAAAACAAGATGCATTTGTACCTGTTGAAGAAGGTACATATCCTGCTCACATATCAAGTCTTGATACTAAAGAAGTGATGACTAGAGCGGGCGAAGCTATCATTGTTAATATGTCTTATACAATTGCAGATGAAGCTGCTGATTATAGTCAACCTCTGTATGAGATGGATGGATACAAACATAGAAAAGATGTAAATGGTAATAAGATACCTATTCTTGATAAAGATGGCAATCCAACACATACAAATTGTACACATCTGCCGGGTAGAAAATACTATGACAATGGTTTCTTTGTATTTACTACATCAGAATCTGCTAACAAAAATAGTAGGTACTTTAAATTGCTTGAAGGTCTTAATATAGATCTTGAAGAAGACGATGGTAAAAAGAAACTTGTTCTTGTAGAAGAAGAAGATGTCTTAGGACTTCCTGTTCTTATTAAACTAGAAACACATTCTTATGTTACGAAAGATACAAGAGATATGCCTACAGATCAACAAGAACGTAAGTTTGTATTGAAAGCAAAAGAAGTTACATTATGGAAAGGTGGAGAAAAACTATCTCAAGATGAGATGGATGATGATGTACCTTTCTAAATAACCAAAACGTTGAGAGATTTTACTTGAAATAATTTATACATTCTAAGTAATTTTGAGGCGAGGGTGGTGTGTATTCAACCCATACTCTCCGAACTCGTCTCTCTCTCGGCATCACCCTCATTTTATAGGAGACGAAATGAAAGAATCAAGTGCAGTAATTAAATTAACTAAATCTGAAATAGAAATGGTAATTAATGCTTTGCAATTTACCGAAGAAGCAGCTGAACATTTTGATGCAGATAGTATGTTTACACATAAAATAAAGCAAGATTTTATTCAGATAAGAACAGATATAATAGAAGGAGAGAAAGACAATGAAACCAGAAACCAAATGGAAAAAGAAACTCAAGGAAATCCAAGACCTTGCGAAGTCTGCGATGATTGATAAACCTGAGTGGAAACCACAGAAAAATTTTGTATATATTAAAGATGTTGAACCTGGCCAACTTGTAGAAACTGAATCAAATGATAGAGCAATTGTTTTAGAACATACAGAAGCAGCTACTGTTGTATATGCTAACAATTCAAATGATTCAGCATTTAAAAAAACAAGGTGGGCTGGACAAACTGAAGTAAAAGTAAAAGGAGAGTAATATGGCAATAATAAAAGATGGTTCTAGAAATGTAGAACTAACTGGAAAAGATAAAGAGGAATACATAAAGTACAGGTTTCCTGAATACGATGAAGATGAAATAGTAACATCAAAAGAACAAGAATTAACAATGAGAATTATTTGGTTAGAAAAAGGAATGGATAGAATATCTAGGTATTGTAATCATAATAAAAAACTTCCATACATTAATTCGAGAGCGCATAATCATTTTTCTGAAATAGAAAATGAAATTACATCAATTCTTGATGGTGAACCAACAACTGCTGACCCTTATAATGAAAAGTGAAAAAGCTAGATTTGAGTTTGATGCTAGATTAGCAGATCAACGAGTAAAACATTGTTTAGTATGTTCTGTATGTTGGGAAGCCCCAAACAGTAAAAAGAAAAGACAAGTAATGAGAACTAATTATTACGAGAACTTTCCTTCATATGGAAAACCAAAGGAGACTTGTCCAAAATGCAAAGAAAGTATTACACAATGAAGAAATGCCCTGCTTGTGGATATGATACTTCCAACAGAAGAAAAAATGTGAGCCAAAGTATAAGAAAACTTCTTGCTGTTAGGGGGAAGAAAACAATAATGAACATTAATAAAATAGCAAAACAAATTATTACAAATGTACCTCAAGATGATAGGTATCAATTTGAAAAGTTTTTGTTTGGAATTAAAGAGTTTGAAGATAATGTTGTAAATTATTGTATAAATGATTATTATGAGAGTCGGGTTTTTGAAAAAAACAAAGGATTTGCTTACTTAAAAGCAATCATTAGGAATCAAGGTAAGAACAATAAAGAGATTCTAGAAAACGAGAGACGTAGACTAGGATCAGTTCCGCCTATAAAATAAATATAAGCCTCTCGCAATATATATGTTGTTAGTATTTGAAAAAATATGAATGACAATGTAGTTGTTGTAAATAGTGTTGGCGTATTATTTAATCAGAGAGGCTTATAAAAAGGAGAGATAATGTTTATATTAGATATAAGTGAATACTTACTTAATGGATTACTTTTATTAGGAGTAATACATTATGTTATGTATTTAATTCATAAATATTGGAAAAGGAGTAAAGTATGAGATATTATTGGGAAGCATTATTTAGCGTAGAATATTTTCCATATTGGGAGTTCACTATGCTAATGGTACTTTTATTAAATCTTTCTATGCTATATAGAGTTCATAGAATAGAAAAAAAAATAGACATATTAGATAGAAATCTTAACGATATGTACGACGATTTATTATAACAAAACAAAGGAGAGAGACTATGTTACAAAATGCTAAATTTCCTGTTAAGGAAGTTCCAGCTACAATAGTAAACAAAAAAGGTGAATTAGATCATATAGGTAGTACTGGTTATAAATTCATTATTAGAGAAGACACAGGTAAAATATTAAGTTGCATGACAGACAGTTACAAACTTGTAA